TGATGGCTGACAAGAAGAACACGCTCTCTTTCGAGGGCATCGAGGTCGAATACAATCCTTCCGCGCTCACTTCGTGGAAGGTGCAAAAGAAGATTGCCCAGGGAGGCTTTGCCACCTTCGAGGCGCTCGACATCATCCTTTGCGGCAAGGCTGATGAGGTCGCTGAGCAGCTCGGAGATGACATTGGCAAGATGGTTGAGCTCGCTCAGGCGCTTTCCGTCCTCTCGGCGGCAGCAAAAAACTAGCGGCGCTCGCGAGCGCACGGGAGAAATATCCCGATGAGCTCCGAGCGGACATCCAGCAGATATACTCGCTCGACATAGATGAATTCGGACTCGACGGAGACGAAACAACTCCGCCGATCCTAAGACTTGCAGCTCTGACAACGCAGCTCCCACAGGACTCGCGCATCGCTCGCGCCGAGCATCCAGAGCTTCAATGGCAGACGGGCGATTATCTGCTCAGGCAAATCGAGTGGCAGCTCCGAGGGCTCATGTGGGCGCTCGGTCGCGGCAAGGGCGAAGAGCCCAAGCCTTTACCCAGCCCAGACGAAATTGCAGAGGGCAAGACGCAGGAGAGCAAAGCGAAAGAGCAGAGAAAGGCTGTCGATGCCGTTCTCGGAATGAGGTGACACCGTGGCTGAGGTCGGCAAATATTACGTCACGATTATGCCCGACATGTCGAAATTCGCGGGCGCTGTTAAAAGCGGCACCAGCGGAGCAGGCGGCATCGCCTCCGGCATCGGGCGCATCTTCACCACCGGCATCGGCGTGGCGCTCGGTAACGCGCTCACCTCTGGATTCAGCGCTTTCATGGGGAGTCTCGACCAGGGCATCTCCCGCATCGACACCATCAACGCTTTTCCGCGAGTGATGCAGAACATCGGCGTCGATGCCGCCTCATCCTCCCGGGCAATCGACATGTTGGTCAAGGCTGTCGATGGAATGCCGACAACGCTTGATGCAGCAGTCGCAGCGACACAGCGATTCACACTTGCCAATGGAGATGTCGAGCGCTCTGCGCAGATGTTCGACGCTCTCAACAATGCTCTTCTTGGTGGAGGCCAATCCGCCGAGGCGCAGGCGCAGGCGCTAGAGCAAATCTCGCAGGCATATGCGAAGGGCAAGCCTGATTACCGCGAGTGGCTCTCCATGCAACAGAACATGGGGCCGGCGCTCAAAATGGTCGCTGAGTCATGGGGGATGACCGGCGATGAGATGCGTGATGCGCTTTCGAGCGGTACGGTCTCGATGGATGATTTCTTCGACACGCTCATCACGCTCAACGACGAGGGCATCGATGGGATGGCCTCGCTTTCCGAGCAGGCGGATGTGTCGATGGCGAACATCGGCACGGCGGTCGCAAACCTCAAAAACCGATTCGCCCAGTCTTGGGGCTTCATCATCGATGAAATCGGGCAAGAGAACATTGCCAACGCCATCAATGGCTTTTCGAGCACCTTCCGCGATGCTTTCAAGAACGACATCGCTCCTGCAATCGGCGATTTGGTCGAGGGATTCGGTGAGCTCGCCAACAATCCGATCTTTACAGGATTGATGGAGCGTTTGTCTGCTGTCGTTGGGCCGCTCGGCGAGGCATTCCAAACGCTTTTCGCTCCGATTGCTGAGTTCCTATCAGGGAATGGCGAAGCTTTTGAAACCATGTTCGGCAACATCCAAGGAGCGCTCACGAATCTCGGCCCAGCGCTGCAATACTTCGTGGATGCCTTCTCCTATTTCGCCGAGCAGGCGGGGCCGGTCGTGACTCAGATTCTCTCCGTGCTGGGCTCGACGCTCGCAGGAGTCATCCCGATTGTGATTCAGGTCGGCGGCGCTTTCCTCAATATCGCTGGGACGATATTCCAAGCCTTCTCATGGCTCATCAATGACTTCCCAGGGCTGGTGTCTGAGGTCGTGCAGAAGGTCATCGGCTTCTTCACGTCGCTCCCGTCGCGCATCGGGGCAATCTTCAACAGTGTGAAAACCTTCGTGGTCAATGCCTTCAATGCGATTGTCAACTTCGTGAAGAGCATCCCGAATCGCATCGTCAGCTTCTTCTCGGGCATCGGTCAGCGAATCACCAACGCCATCGGTAACATTCATTTCCCGATGCCTCACGTCTCTTGGGAAGAGGTCGGTCTGGGAATCAAGCTGCCGAAAGTCAGTTGGTATGCACGCGGCGGCTTCGTCAATGGTGCTCAGCTCATCGGAGTCGGCGAAAAGGGTACGGAGCTGATTTGGCCTAGCTATGGCTCGGCGCTTGACAAGTACGGCGCTGCCATCGCCGAGCACATGGGCGGAGCAGGCACCACGTACAACGTCTATTTGAACGATCTTCGCGTCAACGACGATGAGCGCATCCAGCGCGACGTATTGCAGCTACTCACGGATATGCAGCGCTATAGCTCGATGAACAGGGGTTAGCATGGCGATTACCGCAGGTCTGTACGAGCTTCGGTCGGTGCTCCAAACATCGATGCTTGTCGCTGGCGCTGGATATGAGCCTGTCGCGGGCGCTAACGTCATGCTGTACAGCAACAACGACGGCAACAACCGCAAATGGCGGCTTGCTTCGACTTCGAGCGGCTGGCGCTTGCAGAACGCAGCGACCGGGCTGTATATGACGCTTGGCGCATCTGTCCCGGCTAACGGCGTGAACGTGCGCCAATGGACGGCAAGCACCAACGCGATCCAGTACTGGAACGTCATAGAGACGGGCGAAACGGTCACGCTCGATGGGTATACCTGCCCGGTCGTTATGCTCGGCAACTACGTGACGAGCGACGGCACGACTTGGGTGCTCGATATCGACAGCGCCATGACGAGCAACAACACCAACGTGCAGATTTGGCGCAACACGGCGGCGTATAACAATCGGAAATTCGCTCTTTACCCGGTAACGCTGCTTGACAACTCTTTTCCTGTCCCGGCTTCGCTCGGTTGGGTGACGGATACGGCGCAGGTGCCATACACCACGACGGCGGGCAACACGCGCACGGCGATGAATCTCGGCTGGCGCTGCCCTAGCAACTGGGTGCCGAATTCCTCGCGTGGCTTCGAGCGGCGCATCAGGGTGCGCTATATGAGCGCATCAACGTCTGCGTGGGGCGCATGGTCTGCATGGTCTCAATGGCAGGCCGTCAATCACTATATGCGCGGCAGCTACTGCTACGACTTAAACACGGTTGATGGGTCATTCGACAAGACAACCTATAAGGCAAAAGAAGTGCAGTTCGAGGTCAGGGCGAAGAACAGCACGGCGCATGGGAACAGCGCTTCGACAATCTGCCGTGCAATCGTAGACCCGTCAGCGACTTTCACAAGCGGCGGAGCTACCGAAGCAGGGTTCCAAATCAATGTTGCTTCGGATTACACACCCGCGTACTATACGGTGCGCTCGCTTGTGCTTGACGGTGCCGAGCTGCTTTCGACGCCGATAGATATCGCCATGCTGACGAGTAGCGGCAGCTTCACGATTCCATGGGACAGCCTTTCTTCTCTTGGCGGGCTGCCCGAGCAGGGCGCAAGCGCTACCGCGAAATATTCGCGCGGCACCGACCTGTTCCCGAACATCAACGGCGGCGCTACGCGATCCGCGTCGCTCACGATTACTTACGGAACGCCGACCAGCGTTGCGCCGACATTCTCCGAGGCGGCGGGGCGGTCGCTTGACGCGACGCACCCGAGCGGAATCGCGGGCGTTTGGGTATCGCACGGCGGCAAGGTCTACTACGACGGAGACGGCTCCGGAATCGTCTACCCATTCGGCGCAGACGCGCGGGCGCTCATCGTCTTGCGAGACGGCAAGGTGTGGAACGGCTCCCTGCCGTATCCGTCGAAGAAGCCTTGCCATGCGTGGAATTGGGACGGCGGCAGTTTTCTGCTCGAAGTCTTAGACGGCTTCATGGAAACAAGCAGGTCTATCAAAGCAAACGCCACGACCCTGCAGCTCAACAACCGCGAATGGGAATCGCTTGTTTTCAGCGACACATTATCCGGCGAATTCACAGCAGAGGGCGTGTTAAAAGCGGGGCTTACCGAAAGCACGAAAGCCGATTTAATGGCGCTAATGAAAGCCCATCATGTCGTTTACCGCGCACCGACTGGCGAAATGGCAAACGTCGGCATCACTGACGTTCAGTACACCGAGCGAAACGGGTTTGTCCGCGTAAAGGTCGGCATGGAGCAGGTGACGCCATGACGTATGATTGGCGCGACACGACGCGCACCGACAGAATCTCATTCCAAATGGTTAACCCCACCGACCTTGAAGCGTCGATGGGCGAGCTTGAAGGGGTGGAAATCGGCAGCGCTTCGCTTTCATGCGGCTACTACACCGATACGCGCACGTCGGGAAAGCTTACCGTCATTGGCGAAAACTGGGTGCGCGGCTCCTTTATCCGCATCGTGCATCAGGTGCCTGAATGGGGCTACAGTAACGAGCTTGGGACTTTCCTAGTAACGAACGACGATAGGCGGCGTGAAAAGGGCGCATGGGCTTACGAGCTGACGCTGCAATCAATGCTCTTCGGGCTTTCGACCGACAAGTTGGTAAGGCCGTGGGCGATATCGCAGAATGCAATGATGCTGAAAGCCGCGGCGCAATGCCTTGACAACGCAGGCAGGCCGTATGACTTCACGGGTGCGGTCGATTACCGCTTCAAGGGCGCGCGCATCATGGAAACGGGCACAGACCGCCTTTCAATCATGTATGCGCTGGCGCAGCTAGGCGGGAATCGCCTTGATGTTGACGGACACGGCAACGTGACGATGGGCAAGTATGTGCGTCCCGCGTCGAAAGCCCCGGTATGGCGCATCGACCTTGCCGATCCGCGCGGCGTGGCGCTAGACGGCCTTTCCGGGTCGACCGACTTTCTGGAAATGCCGAACATCGTCGGCGTCTGCTACACCTACAACACCACGAAGAACGGCAAATCGGTGCAGCAGGAAATCACCGCTTCGGCGCAGGTCTCGGCGGACAATCCGCATTCGGGCGCTGTGCGCGGCTACAACGTGGTCGATTTCCGCAGCCTGTCCGAAATGTCACCCCCGACAGCTGCTCGGGCGCAGCAGCTTGCGCAGCAGTACCTTGCCAACGATTCAATCGAGCATGTCGAATGGCAGCTGTCCACGATCTACCTGCCGATATGGGAGGGCGATACGGTCGAGCTTGTCATTTCAGACGGTGAAGAAGCCTATCGGGGCGTGCGGCATTGCCTTGTGAAGAACGTCGACCTGCAATTGTCCGATATGACAATGCGCCTGACGCTCAAAGAGACGGCTAGCGGGGATAGTGAGGACTGATGGACCTGTACAGCATGGCATCGAAGCTATTCGGCACTTCCCGCATCGAGGACACGGGCGCACCCGAAAGCACCGTCGATTCGCTGACGGGCATCGGCGCGACGGCTTCGGCAGATGGTGCCGTGGGCGTGGTGATGGATGCCGACATTACACCAGCCGACGATACGGGCGATATTGACGAGACAATCATCGAAATGCCCACCTCGCCTGCCGTGGCTGAAAACGATGATGTGATTATCGGTCTGACTGGCGAAGGGCCGCTGAAAGTTCCTGTCGTGCTTGCCAACCCCGGCATCGGAGATAGGCAGCAGGCGCAAATCACAGAAGCGTACGATCTTGCATCTTCGGTCGAGGGAATCGCGCAGCAGGCGCTCGACGTGGCAAACGCGACCGGGCAGCACTTCTGGAGCGACACGGACGGTGCGCACGTCACCGAAGTGACGCAGGAGAAGTGGAGCGACCCGACCGACCCGGACTATCAGAGCGGCCCTAACAGCCTTTGGAATGCGCTCGGTATGCTGTTCCGCAACGGCCTGAACAACCTCCTCGCGCTGGTCACTGGCACCAATACGGGCGTGGCAATCTACGATGGGCAGGGCAACGAGTCCACGAATATCGTGGCGAGCTTCTCAGCGGACGGGCAGACCATCGGCAAGCCCGACGAGTCGCACCTGTACGCCGACTTCCACAGCCTGCGACTCATCGACAAGGAAGGCACGCCCTACTTCTACGTCAGCGATCTGCGCGGCACGGATGGGACAGCCGAGGTGGTCGAGCGGTTCACTGGTGACGGCTCCACTACTCAGTGGAACGTCGAACTCGACATCGCAAGCGTCGAATCGGTCACGGTGAACGGCTCCGCCGTCACGTACACGCACAGCACGCGGCGCATCACGCTCAGCACGGCACCTGCGGACGGGGCGGTCATCGTCGTCACCTACAAGACGGCATCGCCCGATGCGAAGGCGTATACCGTAGGCACGAGGGGTTCGGGCAACATCGGCGCGTTCTCGTTCGGAGTCGGGCGCAATGTGCTGGCGAGCGGGTACACGTCGTATGCCGAAGGGTTCAGCACGACAGCAAGCGGCGGGGCGTCCCACGCAGAGGGGTTCAACACCACGGCTGGCTACATCGCCCATGCCGAGGGGTACGGCTCGACCGCCGCAGGCAACTACTCCCACGCCGAGGGCGGTTCCAATGCAGGCGGCGAGTTCGCACATGCCGAAGGATATAGGGCAACTGCGGCCGGGCAGTACTCCCACGCCGAAGGGAACAACACCGCCGCCAGCGGCGTCGGCTCCCATGCCGAGGGCCAGAATACATCAGCCGCGGGCAACTTCTCCCACGCCGAGGGGAACGGCTCGACCGTCGCTGATGGCGCATCGGGCGGACATGCCGAGGGACAGTCGCGCGTCGGTCTGTACGGCGCTTATGCCCATGCGCAGAACTACGGCACCATCGCCGATTCAACAGCCCAGACTGCGCTCGGCAAATACAACGTGCGGAACAGCACAGGCACCTACGCCCTCATCCTCGGCAACGGCACGGGGGACGATGCACGCTCCAACGCCCTCACGGTTGATTGGTCGGGCAACATCTGGGCCGCTGGAAAGGCGGCTCTGGAAGGTGCCATCGAAGCGGCGAGCGCCGCCATCACAGGCGCAATCACGGCCGCATCCGCGACCATCACGGGGGCGCTCAGCTTCGGCGGGGACCTCACGGTCGGCAGCTCGACCTTCACCAACGCGCAGGCCATTCAGGCGCTCCGCTGCCGCACCAACTCAACGCAAGCGTGGGTCGACGCGGACACCTACACCGGCTCGACCAACCGCCTGCTCTACCTCGGCGCTGTGGTGGACAACTCCGCGTCAGCCTACGACGGGCGCAGCGCAAACCTCTACTTCCGCACGGACGGTCTGCAATGCTACATCGGAGCATCGGGCAGCGCATCAAGCGCAACGCCGTGGACGCTCTACCTGTCGAGCGGCACGACCGACCTACGGCCTACGAACGGCACCGTCACGCGCGGCTCGGGCGCATCGTCAATCGGGCAGATGAGCTGCCGCAAGCAGGGAAACATCGTGACGCTGACGCTGTTCGACGTGAAGCTGTCCGCGAATCTCGCAAGCGGCTCCAACTCCGGCACCGTCGCGACCATCCCGGCGGGTTTCCGGCCGCCTGCGACCTTGCGAGTCCCCGCAGCTGTGAGCGCGACGGGCAACTATGGCAACGCTTGGTTCGTGGTCGGCACGGGCGGAGCGGTGCTGCTGTCTAATCGCAGCCCGACGCAAATCGGGACGGGCGCGACGTCGAGCTTCACCGTGACCTACATCGTCTAAGGGGGAATGCATGAATTACCTGACTATAGAGCTGAAAACCAACGACGCGGGCGGCACCGGGGCGGACGTGCTGTATTCGGGCGTTGACCGTCGTGTTGCGGAATCGAAGTACCACGACGCACTTGCCAAGGCAGCGACCAGCGGCAGGCCGTGCCATGCGTGCGTGCTGCTGCAATCTGATGGGACGCTGATTGACACCTACGCATACGTGAAGGAGGGCGAATAATGCACCCGATCCATGCTTTCATGCAGCCGTTGCTAGACCAGAGCGCTCAGGTCGCGATTATCGCTGTGCTCGCCCTCATCGCTCTTGACTTCATCATCGGGGTGACCGGGGCTGTCATCGTCCATGAGTTCAGCTCAGAAAAGATGCGCTCGGGGCTGCTCCACAAGTTCACTGAGCTCTGCTGTGTGGCGCTCGGAGTCATCCTCGACGGCGTTTTGGTCGGCGGGCTCGATCTTACTGTGCAACCGGTACTACTCGCCACATGCGGATACATCATCGTCATGGAGACGGGCTCGGTCTTGGAGCTCGTCGCTAAGTACAACCCCGACGCTCAGGGGCTCGTGAAGTGGCTCACGCAGTTCGTCCGACCGAAGGGAGAGCCCGATGCCGTACCTAGTGAGTAATTGCGGCAAGGACGAGAACGGCGGATGGCATGGAGGCCGTGCGGGAGACCAGACCGGCAAAGAGTACTACATCCGCACATGGTATGACTACGGGCAGACGCAGACTGCCCGGCATCCCGACCAGACAGTCAGAGAGACCATCGCGAGGCTCGCCAGGGACGCGGCGGAGAATGACTGCATCGGCTACGACCAAGACCAGCGCACCACCTTCTGGGAGCAGCTTAGAAAGGTCGGCTACGAGCCCTCGAAGATTCGCGTCAGGTGCGAGGCCGATTGCTCCTCATCTACTGCTGCCATCGTCAAGGCCACAGGCCATCTTCTCGGAGACAAGAAGCTCCAAGGGGTCTCGGAGTGGATGTGGACGGGCAATGAGAGGGAGCAGCTGCAAAGGGCTGGCTTCGTCATCATCACCGGGGGAGTGCGCGATCCTTCCAAATTGATGGAGGGGGACATCCAATTTAACGACGCCCACCATACCAACATCTTCGTTTCGGATGCCAAGCCCCGGAAGCTCGATGTAGATGGATGGGCGGGGCCGCTCACAATCTCCGAATGGCAGACGCAGCTCGGCGGCGCAATCGACGGAGTCATCTCCGGGCAGGTCAAGACCTACCGAGAGAATCTTTGGGCAATAGAGTCCATCACATGGACGGAAGAGGGCTCCTACCTTGTGGAGCTCGTCCAGCGCAAGTGCATCCGTGCAGGCATCTCATGCGGGCCGTCAGGCGCGAACGGCATCATGGGGCCGGATACCGTCAAGGCCATCCAAAAGCTTCTTAATCAGATGGGCGAGAAGCTCGAAGTGGATGGCTATTTCGGCAATGAAACTGTTAAGGCATTGCAGCGGACTTTGAATGGGAAAAGGTGGCTTTGATGTTCTACCACCAAGACCAGCGGGATGCTGCCGCATCCATTGGCGGGCTCATGCTTATCGGCGTGCTCGCTGCCGTGCTAATCCTCACCGTTGTGACCCTGATCTTCTGAGATTCTGGCGGCAGCAGAGCCTCCTTTCCTGCCCGAAAGACATGCCGCATTGCACAGCCATCAGCTGCCGCCTCAATCTGCCTCCCTCGCCTCCGGGCGGGGGAGGCTTTTTCTGTATCTATAGCCTTTTGCGTTTCCGCAGGTAAACGGCTTGCTGTAAGCCATTCTAAGCCCCAGTAATGGGCAGTAATGACTTGCAGCCCATGAGGAATCAGGTCTCAGATGGGCAAAGAGCGATTCGTTGAAATCTGCGCTCGTTTCTAAGAAAACTCTCTCCGATTCGAGGAAAATTCTCCGAATTTCTCTTGTCCTGTTTGCGGACATTTGCTAAGATGTACTCAGTTGGGAAGGCAAAAGGCCACCCAAGCCCAGAAAGGGGAGAACAATGACCAAGACCACCACCAAGCGCTACAAGGCCAGTTTCTATGACACCGACACCAACGAACTCGTGCGCGAGTTCGTGCAGGAGACCGATGACTTCGGCGCATTCGTCAAGCGCTGCGAGAATCGCTGCGAGTGGAATGAGGTCTGGTACTACACCGAGCTCCGCGATGAGGATGCCGAGCCCACCGATGTGCGCAACGAGGACGAGACCGAGCAGATGCATCGCCGCTCTCGCGCCGACCGTCTCCGCGATGAGGTCGCTCGCCACGATAAGGAAATCGCCGATGCAAGCGCCATCCGCTCCGATACCCTGAATGAGCTCGCCAAGCTCGCCGCCTCCGAAGATGCCAACTATCAGAGCATTCGCGCTCTCGCCGACAGGATTGCGCGCTGCGAGAATCGCATCGAGGTCACAACTGCCTATCGCGCCAAGGCCATGGAAGAGCTCCATGACATCGAGGCCGAGGATGCTTTCATTGACGGGCCGGTCTCCGTGCGCATCGCCGATGATTCCGTCTCCTTCAATGCCGAGTTCCTTGTCAATGACGAGTGGAATGGCTGGGCGCTCCCTTACTTCTCCAGGGAAGAGCTGGAGAAGGTCATCCGACACATGAACAAGATTTGCTATGGCGAGTTTCACACCTTCTGCCTGACTACGGACGAGTACCGAGTCACCAACTATAACGATGGCAGCATCATCGAGGCTTTCAGGGGCATCGATAAGAACGGCAAGCACGTCTATCCTATCGGTACTGGCATTTGGTCGTGGGAAGTTGTGGAGGCGGACTAATGCAGAGCAAGGCAGAATTTCGGGCAATCCGCGAGCTGGTCGGCATGACGCAGGCCAGCCTTGCGGATGCTCTGGGAGTGCAGGAGCGCTCTGTCAGGCGCTGGGAGAGCGAGGATGCACCTCAGCTCCCGCCTGATGAGGCATGGCAGCTCCTGTGGTCGGCGGAAGAGCGTCAAGGGCAGGTCATCGATTTCGCGCTCCGCAAGGTCGATGAAACCGGCGCGAAGCTCGTGAGGCTCCCTTACTGGGCAAGTCAGCGAGACTACTCAGAGCATTCGACCGATGCGGCGCACGGCATCGAGGGCGATTATCGGATGGCGAATGCCAATGTCCGAGCGCTCGCGACCATCCTCTCGGGCGAGGGCATCGAGGTCGAGTTCGTGGATGGGAAAGAGAATCCAGCGCTACTTAGCTAAAGCAGCCATATCAGCTCTTGACGGCAGCTTTGTAATGAGCCTCGGGAAACCACCTTGGTCATATCCGAGGCTCTCTGCGTAGATGTGGACGCTCTTTTTCTCCGAGATGGCATTGAGCTGATAGGCGGCATTCTCATCGAAGATGGTGCCGATGACATGCCCATCATACGTGAGATAATTCGGGCAATCGCTCACTGTGCCGGTGTAGATGCTTCTGATCCGCCGAGGCGAAGCGTGGTAGCGCAGCTCGACTAGCTCATTCTTGCCGAGCTTTGGGAGCCATGTCCCATCGTAGGTGAAAATAGTCACTTTGAAATATCCATATGGGATGCGGCAGATGGTCTTAGTGACCTTCTTGGTGGGCTTCTTCACAGCGTTAGGATTAGTCCCGGCATATCCGCCTGCCACTAAATCAGCGAAACGCTCAAACCATCCCATGACAGCCTCCTAAATCGCTTGGTCGATGATTGTAGCCGATGCAGCCTTTGCATCGGTGTCGGAGCTCGCATAGACATCGAGCGTGATTGCAGCCGAGGCGTGGCCTAGGATGCTCTGCAAGGTCTTTACATCCATCCCATGAGCGATGCATCGCGTGGCAAAGGTGTGCCGCAGGTCATGGAGAGTGGGTTTCCGATCCGCGACTCCGCGAATGCCGCAGAGCGTGCAAAAGCGAGACCAATCCCTTCCCAAGCCACGAGCATCAGCCCAGCGCTCATCCGTGCCGAGCAGCCATGTGGTCGGAGCATCCCCATATTGGGCAACCTGCTGCCTAATCCAAGGCTCTAGCTGTGCAGCGAGATTCTCCGAGATTCGGAAGTCTCGCAGCTTCTTCGATTTCGTGGGAGCGACGTAGGAGCCTCCCTGCCCATAGCCGATGGCGCGGCGCACCCATCCCGTGCGAGCGTCGAGGTCGATGTCCCTCAGCTGCAAGGCCGCTGCCTCTTCCGAGCGCAGGCCAGCCATGAGACAGAGATAGACCATCATCGTCCAGGGCGATTGGGGGATGAGGGCGAGCAGGCTCTTGACTCTCTCCACCTGATCCTTCGAGAGCGGATTCTGCTCGGGTGCCTCTTTGGTCGGTCGGGGGATGCCGTCCATAGGATTCGCTGCGAGGTCTCCGACCTCTTTCGCGTGCTCGAAAACCATGTTGAGCGCGATGTATCTTTTCAGCACCGTATTGGCGGAGAGGCGGGAGAGCATGTCTTTGAGACCTTCCTCGATGTCGACTCTGCCCACCGATGAGAGGGAGCATCCCTCGATGTAAGGTCTCCAAGCCACGAGCGACTTCTTATAGTCGGTAGCTGAGGCGCTGAGAATCGAGCGCAGCTGCAATTTGTAGTCGATGACGGAGAGGCCGTAGGCTATGATTTCCTCCCGGCTCTGCTCCGAGGGGATGGAGATGGTCTGAGCCCACTCTCTGAGGCGCTCTTTAGCTTCTGCTTTGGTGCGGGCTCGGAGCTTGTGCTCTTTGGTGCGCCATCGGTCTCCGTCTTTGAATTGGCACACGCCATACCAAGCACGGTCACGGGAGCCTTTGCGGAGAGTGAAATTCATGTGGCCTCCCAACATCCAGCCCAATATTTTGCCCAATAATCGTAATTCATAGCGGAATTAAATTCCATATCGTGCTAGAATCATATCGGACGGCAAGGGAGAGCGGCATTCAGCCAAAACGCAGGTCAAAGGTAGCAAGATGGCGCTTGTTCAGGGGATAAGGGATTTTGAACGTGAATCCGCCGAGCGGACTGAAAATCCGCGTGCCGGGGATTCGAATTCCTCCCCAGCCACCAGAATCTTCGCAGGTAGGGATGCCCGTTGTGGGTGTCCCTCCTTTTTTGCCCAACAAAAGCCCAACACAACCACCCAACATTCCCCACCGGGAATCTCATTCCAGCCCATCTCGGCAGGCTCTTCGCCCTTTCACGAAACTCGTTTTTGGAGGTAGGAAATGAGCAAGCTCTATCAAATCATCGATGAGGTCGCAGCTGAGAGAAAGCTGTCGCGGAAGAACGTCGCAGCAAAACTCGGCATGACTTCCGATCTCTATCGCAAAAAGCGGGGCGGCTCATGGCTCACCTCCGACCAGCTCCATTCCGTGGCGCATTTCCTCGGCTACTCGATGGAGACGGTCTATGACCTCGAAAGGTCATAAGTACCTTGAAAAAAGGATAGTCCGGCAGGCTGGCTCTCTCTGGGGGCTCTCACATTACCCACTACCTCACTCCTTCGGGTCGAGAGTCCCCTGAGAGGGTCAGCCTGAGAAATGAAAATGGCCTCTACCGACTGCCATCGGAGAGGCCGCGACATGAGATTGGAGACCACATGTCAAGAGAAAGCTTAGCAGAATTTCTCTGCTCTCCGGAGCTGAGGCTCGCGCTCATCGCTGTGCTCGGCCCCATCGTGCTCGTGCGCTGCGTCGCATGGCTGCTCGTGACCTTCGGCGGCTAGCATGGAGACGCTCTTTGATTTCACGCGACCTCTCGAATCGGTGGTCGCGGAAGAGCGCAGGCGCATCTATCCCGTGCCGCTGAAAGTGGCGGATGAGGTGGCGCTCTTCTCAGAATGGATGGCTCTCAACCCCGAGGGCATCCAAGCGATGGATGCCCATGCCATCGACATCCAAGAGCGCAAGGGAGCGGTCTCGGCAAAGCACCTTTTCGAGTGGCTGCGCTGGGAAACCGACATCAGGCTCTCCCCAGTCGAGTTCTTCGATGACCAGGGCAAGCGGCATCGCTTCGGCATCTCGAATACCCTCTCCGCGCTCTATGGGCGCAGGCTCTCGATGAAGTACAGACTCACCGTCGAGCTCAAAGAGTCGCGCTTCGACTCGCTCACTCCCGACCAGAGGCGTGAGGTGGTCGCATGATTCGCGAGGGCATCGTCAACGGGCGCGAGGTCTATCGCTGCCCGGATTCAGGGCTGTGGTACTTGCGAGTACGCGCCGAGTCGGGAGGCTTCGGTGCCGTCCATGACCTGCACAAGCGAATCTGCATCGGTCGGCACAAGAGCTTTTCCAGCGCCACCCAAGCAGTCAAGAGGTGGGAGGTGCGCCAATGAATCACATCCGCTTTTTCGTGGATTTCTGCCGGGGCAAGGCTCGCGCTCGCACGAGCGGAGGCCATTTCTACACGCCACCCCAGACCAGGGCGGACATGGAGGCAATCGCCTACGCCTACAGGATGGAGGGCGGGTCGATGATTCCGAAGGGAGTCCCGATCTCAATTAAAATCATCGCCCACAAGCAGCTCCCCAAGAACGAGCACAAGACTCGGCCTTTCTTCCGCAAGCCCGATGGTGACAACATCGCCAAGCTCATCGCCGACGCTCTCAATGGCGTGGCTTTCGAGGACGATTCGCAGGTCACCGACTGGACAATCCACAAGACCGACCGAACGGATTCGGGCGGAGACTGGATGCATGTAACTGTGGGGTGGGATGCATGAGGACATACCCTGAGACCTATCAGCACTACGCCACGATCCTCAAAACGCGTAGGAGGTATAAGCGATGCGTGAGGGCATTGGCGAAGGTCATCGCCTCCGACTGCTATGACGCACCGGTCGAGCTCATCGAGGCTGACCTCTTCGATTTTTGCGCCGAGACCATCCTCGACAACGAGCCTGAGATGACCTACGAGGAATGGCAAGAGGCGGAGTTCGCCTACAAAGACCACATCGAATCTCAGATTTCAGCTAGGAGGGAAGATGGCTGATTCAATTTGGGCAACGATTGCCGCTGCTGTGGCGGAGATGCCCAATCCCAAGCTAGACAACATCAATCCGCATTTCAAATCGAAGTTCGCGAGCCTGAAAGCCTGCGATGCGGCGGTCAAGCCATCGCTCAAAAAGCATGGCCTCGCCTATAAGCAGACGGCAGAGGGCGCTGAGCTCGTCACCCATGTCTACGGGTCTGAGGTGGTCGAGATGTCCCGCGTGCCGCTCTCGGTGATGACCAATCCGCAGGGCAACGGCAGCTCCCTCACCTATGCCCGACGCTATGGGCTGTGCGCCGCATTCGGGCTCGTGGGCGAAGAGGACGATGACGGAGAGCAGGCTGAAAAGGCCGCGAAAGAGACCACAGCAGCGCCTCAGAAGCCACAGACTGCAAGCGATGCTGTCAAGGCCATGCGCGAGGCAATCAAGGCTTACATGGCCTCTCATGGCCTCACATATGAGGCGGCGATGGAGCAGGTGACGGCAGCGGTCGGCGAGGTGCAGGCCGATTCCCCGATCCCAAAGCTCAGGGAGGCCACCGAGTGGCTGAGGGCGAATGCCTAGGCTCTTGGGGCTGGGCGATGCGGACGAGCAGAGCAAGGAATGCCTCTCCCTCTTCATGAAGGGCATGAGCTTCTCCCAAATCGACAGGGAGATGAAGCTCTTCCCCGGCACAGCCCATCAGAAGGTGGTGGGCATCTTTGAAGAGGACTCCCGGCGCTGGAATGCGCCATCGCAGGTGAGGCATGTCAGGCGCTTCGATGATATGGACAGGGAGCGCATCTGCGCTCTGTACACCGAGGGCATGACCATCAGAGAAATCATGCATGAGCTCGATGCCTCCGACTCCGCCATCCGATATGTGCTCAGGAACGGAGGTTTACTCCCGTGAGATACATCAGCCTTTTCTCAGGCATCGAGGCCGCATCGGTCGCATGGGCTCCCTTGGGATGGGAGCCCATCGCTTTCAGCGAAATCGAGCCATTCCCATGCGCTGTCCTAGAGCAGCGCTTTCCCGATGTCCCGAATCTCGGTGACATCACGAAAATCGATTGGAAGGAGGTCATCGGCAAATATGGAGCAGTTGACCTTGTGGTCGGAGGCTCACCTTGCCAGTCTTTCTCCATCGCAGGAGACAGGACAGGACTTCAAGGCGCTAGTGGCCTTATGTTCGAGTACATCCGAGCTGTTCGAGAAATCCGTCCGGTATGGTTTCTCTGGGAGAACGTCTTTGGCGCTCTGTCATCCGAGCGAGGCGGTGCGTTCGCGCAATTGCTCGCTGAAATGGTGGACATCGGGTATGAGCTCGCGTGGCGAGTTCTTGACTCGCAATTCTTCGGAGTGGCCCAGCGCCGCCGACGTTGCTTTCTTGTCGGACATCTTGGAGTCGGAGGTGCCGCAGAAATACTTTTTGAGCCCGAAAGCGTGCGCTGGGATTATCCGTCGAGCGGAGAAAAGCGGGCGCAGCTTGCCGCCGATCTTGGAAGAGGCGCTCAGGCAAGTCTCGTGAGCATGGCGCACGGGCAGGCGAAAGCGGAAATCTTCGAGGATGGGCTCGTGCCTACGCTCTCGCTCATCCATGAGGCTCCAATTGTTGCCTATGCGCTCAGGGAGCGATGCGGCAAGCCGGGCGGCGGCAAAGGGCCGCTAATCCAAGAGGATGTCTCTGGCTCCATCGTGGGGCATCAGGAGCAGGCAATCTTTGCGCCATCGGAGACCGGCTACCAGGTCAGGCGGCTCACGCCTCTGGAATGCGAGCGCTTGCAGGGCTTTCCCGACAATTGGACTCGCATCCCTTATCGCGGCAAGCCTGCCGAGGAATGCCCGGACAACCTGCGATACAAGGCCATCGGCAACTCGTTTGCCGTGCCTGTGGTGGCATGGATTGGCAAGCGAATCGATCTTTACGAGAAAGGAGAGCTCAATGAGCTCTGACATCAATCGAGTGAATGTCACAGGACACATCAAGCGCGATGCCGAAAGGCGAGTCCTGCCGACTGGCACACCTGTGGTGGAGTTCACCGTGGTGGTTTATGACCACCGAAAGCAGGGCAGCGAGTGGAAGGATGTTGCTGGTTACTATGAGTGCCAGTATTTCGGCGCACGTGCCGAGTCCCTTCTCGACCATGGACGCCTTCTCGACGGAGCTCCCATCGCCATTGAGGGCAAGCTGAGGCAGAACAGGTGGGAGAAGGATGGTAAGAAGTTCTCCAAGGTGTTCCTCGTGGTAGATGACATTTCCCTCCCCAAGCGATGGGATGAGGCTAAGCCTAAAGCTGAGGTCGAGACTTCTCCCGTAGCTCCTGCTCAGGAGAGCGCTCCTGCCATCTACGATGAAGAGATTCCCTTCTAGGAGGCTGGTATGGTCAAGCTCTCTCAGGAGGAAGAGGCTCATCGGCGGATTGTCCGAGAGTCCCTCTTCCAAGAGGCTCTCTTAGAGCCGATGGACTATTTCAGCCATGACACCGACGCGCTCTCAGACGATGCCCTCTTCGAGCTCTTCGAGACTCAGGGCTTTGCTGGGCTCGGAATGTTCTGGACGCTCATCCAGCTGCTCACTCGCAAGCGAGGACACGCCTATAAGGGCATGAGGCAGCTCTCGCATGAGATGTACCTCTCCGAATCCGAGTGTGCAGCATTCTGCGAGGTGCTCGCCGATCTTGGGCTCATCGATGCCGAAGCCTACGCTAACGGCACCATCGTTTCCCGCCGAGTGATGAGGAATGCGGAGCAGTACGCTGACAAAGTTTCCCGCTCCCGGCTCGGTGCCGCTCTCACAAATCGCAGAGCGTGACGCAGAGCGGTAGCGCAGAGCGTCAGCGCCATCGTGAGCGCTAGCGTGAGCGCGGAGGTTTGGCGCTAGCGGTGACGCAATTAAATGAAATAAAAGGTAATTAAATGAAATAAAAGGGGGTGTGGGGGATTGTTGAAAACTCCAACTCTCGACTTCGAGCTCCGTCCTCTCATGGACGTGGAGAGCATCGAAACGGAGTGGTGCGCAATCTGCGGCAGACCTTCCCCGATTGAGCGGCATCACATCGTGTGGCGCTCGCAGGGAAAGCTCTATGACGAAGAGGGCAAGGAGAGGGAAAAGCCCACTATCACCATCTGCGGCTTCGGCAATAACCTCCGAGATGCAGACGGAATCATCTACTGCCACGGAGCAGCCCATCAGAGGCTCTTGCATTTCAGGGCAAAGGGCAAGCAGCTCCAATACCTATGGACTGCCTACCCGACTGCCTATCACACAGCGCTCACGCTGCCAGGGTGGTCGAATGTCGGTAAGAAGAGCAGCCTCCCCCATCGCGGAATCACAGCAAAGCGCTATGTGGGCGGCAAGCTCGAAGTTCCCTATTAGGAGACCATATGGCATCAATCACATCGCTGCTGATCCTCGCGGTCTCAATCGAGGTCGGCATCACTTGGGGAGGCTGGCACGGGCTCGCCTGCTTTCTCGCGCTCGTAGCTCTGAGGGCAATCATCATGCCTCGATTCAGCTGCGCGGAGTGCAAGTTCTATCGCGAAGAGGGAGGCCGAAAGGTCTGCCACCGATTCATCGAGCCCATAGTCGGAGGCTATTTCATGGCAGAGCCGGGAGGCTACTGCTCAGAGGGAGGCAGGAAAGATGCTTGATTTGAGGCAGTTCGAGGAAGTCACGTTGAGGCGCAAGCCGACAGAAGAGACATTCCTGCTCCGCTCATCGAAGGGCAAGAGCAGGGATAACGTCTATCTCTCGCTTGCCGACAAGGACTGCGGAGAAATCGTCAAGTTCATCGGCAAAGAGGTCAAGCTGCTGGTTTCTCCGAAGGGAGAGGTGGTCTTTGCCAGGGGAGACAGGAGGATTTCGGTCACCGACAACGGCAGAGGGCAGGTCTCGTGCGCTGGGGTCTTGCAGACCTTCGAGAGCCTCTTCCCCGATTTCAGGCGGGTGCTCTTCGATGGCAAGTGGGAGCAGGACATGGCAGGCCACAAGGTCTACCTGCTCACTCCGCGACAGAGCTATGAAAAGCAGGAGAGCGCTGTGGTCGGTCGAAGGATGGAGGACAAGCGATGACATTCATTGCCGATCCACCTGCTTGGGATGAGCCACCTGAGATGGTGACCATCACCGATGGCAGCGAAGAGGTGGCCTACTATCCGCTGTCCGATGTGCTCACAGCCTATAGGGAGAGCGCCGAGGCTCATACCTACGTGCTTTGCAATCGCTCCGATTGCTTCAACCATGATGGCGATGGATGCTCGCTCGAAGAGGTCACCATCAAGGCTTCTCGATGCTATGACTTCGAGCAGGTGGACTCATGGTAAGGGGAGACTTGCAGGCCATCATTGACGCTCAGGACGAGCGCATCAAGAAGCTGGAATGGGAAATCGAAGAGCAGCGCGAGCTCATCCACGAGCTCGCAGCTCTCATCGCGACGCTGCACAAAGGGAGGGATGAGGATGACAGAAGAGGCGAGTGAGTTCCTGCGTGAGCAGATGCGCGGCGATTGCATGGCGATGATTGAGCATCAGGAGCGCGAGATTGCCGATCTTCGTGAGCAGCTTGCCGAGAAGCAGGAGCTGATTGAAGAGCTGGATGCGCAGATAAGCGAGATTCAGAGGGAGTGGCGCATGAGGCTCCGTGAACAGCATGTACCCGAGAGGACGTGCAAAGTTGAAGCGACGTTCTTGAACGAATACGGAGACGCGCCGCAGCTCGATGATTTCACGTTCGAGCTGAGCTGCGGACATTCAATCACATGGGACGAGCAGCCCGAATATTGTCCGTGCTGCGGAGCGAAGGTGGTCGCATGAGCTGGACATTCGCCGAAGAGCGACCCATCTACTGGGAAGAGCAACCCGAGCAGATAGCCATCACTAACGTCGAGACCGGCGAGTGGGACGCTTACATGCTCACTAGCGCGGCGATGAGGATGATTCGCGATGCCAAGGATGATGCGAATTGGCTTAACGCCGAGCTGCACGGCGCGGAGATGGAAGCGAAGAAGGCCACGGAGCTTAAAGCCGAGAACGTGCGCCTGCGCTCGTGCTTGGAAGACGCCGCCGAAAACGAGAGGCTGACCACGCATGAGTTCAACCAGCTCAAGGAGCAGAGAGACAAGCTGCGGGAGCTGGTTATGGGTCTTAAATACTGCGCACACGAGGCTTATGGCATGTGCGCGAGGGTGACAGTAGGAGGCGAGCGACCGTTCACATGCTGTCCGCTCTACGACTTCGACGCGAAGAAGTACCAATGCGAGAAGCTCATGCTTGAGCTTGGAATTGAGGTGAAGTAATGATGGTTGCCTACGTGGTAAAAGTTGCTTATCGCGGAATCGAATACCTCATCCCGAAGGTCTTTCTCGACATAAAGGCTGCTGCATTCGAGCTGCAAAAGGCCATTGATGATTCACCCGATCCAAAGAAAGCTCGTGGGCTGATTTGCGAATGTGAGGTGATTGAATGAGTGACACGCTGAAGAAATGCCCCTTCTGCGGTGGGCGTGGAGCTGTTTTCCAGGGTGCGCCAAATGAGGAAGGGCATCGCTTTCGAGCGATGTGCTATGACTCGAATTGTGTTTGGACTCCGCCATTCGAGACCGAAGAGCAAGCTCGTGAAGCGTGGAATCACCGAGATATGTTCGCAAGCATCGAGGATAGACCGGCTAGCGTCAGGGCAAACAACGGCGTGCGCCTCGCTGAATTGTTCTTTCACCACACAGCCGACATCGGAAAGACCATCGATTCCGAAGAGGCGGCGGACATATACGCTGCTCCGATGCTGCTCGGCGTAGTTGAGGCAGCGCTTGCTTTTTATGGCGTGCTGGCAAATGGTGACGGCCCGGTCGGCGCCTATCAAGACGTTTTGGATGCTGTGCATCGGCTTGCTTTCGAGGGCGAAATAATGGATGTCGAAAAAGCGGGTGATGCTGATGCATGACTACGCCACAGCAGCCGAGCTCTTCGAGGCAGCAAGAGATGCTGCACAGCAGAATGAGAGCATGAGGCGGCGCATCGAGAGGATGGAGCTCGCCGAGATGGGTACAGGCCAGGGCGAGCCAATCGCCAAAGGCTTTATCGTAGACAAGATGGCGCGGGTGGATTCGAGGCTCGATCTCGAAGAGGAATTCGCCAAAGCCATCGAAGAGAATTGGGCGCTCATCGATGAGGCCACCACCGTGCTCTATGGCGAGGGAGGCAGAGCAGGTCTCGCCCTCGCGCTCGGCATCGCCTATGCGGATGCCATCTGGTGGCGCTATCTCGCTGCTGCAAAGTGGTCGGATGTCGCTGCTGCGTGCGGAGCGTCCGACAGGACATGCCAGACAAGGGCGCAGGTCGGCTTAGACTTCATCGATGCTAATGGCTTCGAGGCAACGAAAGCGGGAGAGAATCTCATCAATTGAGGCTCGGTTTCGTCCTTTTTCGTTGTTTTTCGTCTGAATCTTGTGATAAGGATACGATGTGCGCAAGAGCGCACGAGACCAGCAGAAAGCTGTTGGTGTTGCGGTGAGCCCTCACTTCGGTGGGGGCTCTTTCCGTTTGGAGCGGCATGGCGGAGCGGAAGAGCAATCCTCGCAGAGCCAACGGGCATCGGCGCAATGAATTGCTGAGATGGCTCAGAGCGCAGGAGAGGCCGTGCTGGATTTGCCGGGCATTCGGCAGGCCGGGGCGCATCGACTATGACCTTCCGCCCGGTTTGCCGGGGAGCTTCGAGTGCGACGAGCTCATCCCGGTGAGCAAAGGGGGGAGTCCATTCGACAGGGGCAACGTCGATGCCGCCCACCGTGCTTGCAACGAATGGCGGGGGGATAAGTCAGTCGAGCAAGTGCTCGCCATAGCAAAGCAGGCAAGGATGCGACAGCCGAGAGTGACCTCACGCCATTGGTGAGGGGGGGTCTTTCAAACCGGGGGGGGGTGTCTTTCTCGCCGATCTTCACGATTGCGGAGACACCTGCACCCACCACCCATGCAAGCGAAAGATTCTCAGCAAGAAAGCTGAAAGCTTTGCTTCAAAGCAAGCCAAAAGCAGCGCATTGAATGCTTTTCCTGCTTTCTTCCGAGAGAGACCCAGGGAGACCCCGGTCCCCGGCCTCGCAGCCCAGGTCCCTCGCGGCGGAGGGCTTTTTACTGGGGAACGTTTTCCACATGCACCATATATGCGCGGGAAGGATTTGCGATGGGCGCACTAGTTCAGGCGGCTCGCGGAGGCAACCGGCGCAAGACGCTCGAAACGCTCCGCGACAAGCTCGCGATGACAATCGAGGGAACGGAGTCAGGCCGCGACATGGCTGCTCTTACGCGCAGGCTCTTGGAGGTCATCAACGAGCTCGATGGTCTGCCCGATGAAAACGCAGCTCCCGATGAGCTCGATGAAGCTCTCGATGACCTCGCATGAGGTACGGGAATCAAGAGCCCACCTTCCAGCTGGTCACCGACTACCACCACAGCAAAGGCGCATTCTTCACCGAGCAGCTCGCGAAGTGGGGAGTGAATCTCTATCCCGCTCAGGCGTATGAGCTGGATTTGATGTTCGCCCGAGACGAGGCCGGGGATGTTGCTTGCAAGACCATCTGCATCACCAAGCCTCGGCAGAATGGCAAATCATATGCCGCTCGGTGGTATGCGCTCATCGTGGCGATGGCTGGCAAGAAGGTGCTCTACACCTGCCACAACGGGAGCACCACTCGCAAGATGTTTCAATTCATCTCTGCGACTGCTAGGCGCATCCCAGAGGTGCGCAAGAGGCTCGACGGCACAACACCGTTCATCCGCTCGGCGGGCTCGGAAGGTGTCTACTTCGCCACCAACAAGCACGGCAAGGCTGGCCTCATCGAGTTTCAGACTCGCACCAATTCGGGCGCGCTCGGTCAGACCTATGACGTGATTGTCTGCGATGAGGCGCAGGAAATCGACTATGCGCAGTTGGAAGTAATCAAGCCGACCACCATCGCCTCCGAGTCAGGCGATCCTCAGATGATTTTCGTTGGTACGCCTCCCGGCCCCAAATCGGCGGGAGACGTTTTCACCGACTACCACGAGCAAGCCCACTCGGGCGAGGCGGAAGGTCTTTGGTGGCTGGAATGGTCTGCCACCGAGGTGCCGTCAGATATGAGCGACGCGGCAGCGGTCTTGGAGATGGCCTACAGATGCAATCCCGCAATGGGCTACCGCATCAAAGAGAGCAACATGCTCGATGCCATCTATCGATTCAAGGCGAGACCTGATTCGTTCGCCCGAATGTACCTCGACTGGTGGACTCCGCAGGCATCCATCAAGGGAGTCATCGAGCCCAGGGTATGGGCTGAGTGCCTGACTGAGAATCCACCGACCGGGAGGACGGCATTTGGAGTCAAACTATCGCCCGATGGCTCATATGGCTCCGTGTGCGCAGCAACGCTCTCGCCCGATGGCATCCCGCATGTCGAGCTCATCTTCCACGAGAATATTTCTGCGATGGGCTTCGGCGAAATCGTTGACCTAATCGCCCGAAACGCTAAGGAAGTTGTGTATGCCGCAATCGACGGCAGAGGCGGCGCTGAGACCATCATCGCCGATCTTGTCTCCCGTGGCATTACGCCAAAGGCATTCGGCAAGGTCGCGACAGCAGATGCCATCGCAGCAAACTCGATGCTCATCAACGCTGTGCGGGAGCGGGCGCTCACGCACTTAGCCGACCCGATTCTCGAAGATGCCGCCACGTGCTCTGTGCGCCGAAACATCGGCAAGGCGGGCGGCTTCGGCTTCGAGGGCGAACACGCGAATGTTTTAGAGGCGGCGGCGCTTGCCGTCTGGGCTGTGCGTACTTCTAAACGCAATACCGAGGAAAGGCCGGTCATATGGTAAACCAGCCCGACACATGGAAGAGCATGATGACGCTCGATGCACCGGGCATCCCGCTTGCTGTCCCGAGCGACCTGCCGCCTGTCTATGCGGACATGCTCGAAGAGCTGCTCGGCATTTGGGCGAATAGGCTCTACTCGAATCGTTTGCGCTATCGCTACTACGATGGCAAGAATGCGCTCAAAGACTTCGGAATCTCAACGCCTCCCGAGCTGCTCACCGTCGAAACCGTGGTCGATTGGCCTAATAAGGCCGTGACTGCGCTCGCCGATAGGGTGCGCTTCGACGGATTCAGCGCAGGCGATGAGACGGCGCAGGCCATTCTTGACGGAGTTGCCGAGCGCTCGCGCCTCGTGACCAAGACGAGGCAGGCCACCCATTCCGAGTGCATCTATGGCGTTGATTTTGCCACCGTGGGCATCGATTCCAGGGGCAAGGCTCGCATCGACCTGCATTCAGCGGAGACAGCGGCAGCGGTCTGGGATGATGCAGCCGGGCGCATCGCGTATGGCATGGTCATCGATGAGTTCGAGGATGGGGTGCCTACCTATATCCGATTGCTCACAGATGATGCCACTGTGCATCTGTGGGCGGAGGCCAGCGGAGTCTACTCATACGGCATCGAGTACCACTCGATGGGCAGGCACACGATGGAGGCGCTCGTTTACCGCCCGACCGACCGAAAGCCTTTCGGACAGTCGCGCATTTCCCGCGCTGTGATGAGCATCACGGATTCTGCGGTCAGGTGCGCTCTCGGCGGAGACGTGGCCTTCCAGTACGCAGTCGCTCCGCAAAAGTACCTTCTCGGCGTTGACCGAGACCCATTCGAGACTAAGACTCGATGGGAGAGCTACATCGGCAACATATTCGTTGCGGGCTACAACAACAGCGATGGTGTCACACCTCAATTCGGACAGCTCCCTCAGCCATCGATGCAGCCTTACAGCGACTATATGCGCTCGCTCGCTGCGCGATTCAGCTCCGCGACGAATATCCCGATCTCGCAGCTTGGAGTAATCCATGACCAGCCTGCGAGCGCCGAGGCAATCTATGCAGCGGCAGAGCCTCTCATCATCGAGGCCACCGACCTCATCGATTCCAACAGGGAGACCATGAGGACGCTCGGCAGGCTCTGCGTGGCAGCGGAGCTCGACGTGCCTCTCGATGAGCTCACCGATGAGCAGCGCGATGTGACTGCCAACTATCGCAATCCCGCGATGCCCTCTGTGGTCTCGATGGCTGATGCTGCCGTCAAGATTGCCGGGGCTGTCGAGGGATTCGCTGGCACGGAATACTTCTGGAAGATGGTCGGTCTCCCCGAGGATGCTCGCCGAGAGGTCGAAGCCGAGACAACCAGGGCAACGGCAAACGCGATGCTTGCCTCGATTTTCACGGAGTAAGCGATGGCAGACATCCCGCGCAGCTACATTGAGCATTTCACCGATGGCATCAACGCCATTTCAGCTGATGCTCAGGAGAAGCTCAGGCGAGAGCTGCTCGAGCTCGATTACTCCGACATGACGCAGGCCATCAATAAGATGGTGCGCATCATGGAGCAGTATTGCGCTGTCACCTCTGAGGCCGCAGCTCAGCTCGCTGCCGAGTTCTATCGTGGGATGTCCATCACGCAGACGGGCGATGACTTCGAGGCCGAGGTTTATTCGGCGCACTTAGCCGATGGCACCGAAAAAGCTGTCCGGGGCATCGCGCAATTGGGCGTGAATGGTGAAATGCTCGCGATGATAGACCAGCTCTTGCAGAGAGTTGACTACGAAGCGAAGCGTGCCGCTGGCGATACCGTCATGCAAAACGCGCACAACGATCCTCGCGATGTCAAGTTCGCGCGAGTGCCGACAGGCACCGAGACTTGTCCTTGGTGCATCGCTCTCGCTTCGAGAGGCTTCGTCTACTCATCCGCCGAGGCAGCTGGAATCGATGGGCATTATCACGCGCATTGCGACTGCAGAATCGTCCCATCATGGGGCGGCGGAGTCGAGGGGTACGACCCCGATGCTCTCTATGACGAGTATCTCGGAATCAAGGACTCGCTCGGAAGGACATCGCGCGAGGCCATGAGCCTCGATGATGCGCTCACCTTGGGCGAGGCGCACTTGGAGAACACAGCCGAGGTCATGCGCTACATCGACAATGCCACGAGCTTCGAGAATCTGAAAAGGCGGGTGGAGGTGCTCAATGCCGAGCTGCCTTACCACCATTTCACGCTCGAAGAGCAGGCGCAGCTCAGAGAGAGGCTCTACAAAAAGCGAGATGCCCTGCTCAAAAGTTGATTAAAGCCATCCGCATGGATGGCTTTTTTCATAACGGCCTGCCGCGAGCCCGAAATCGCGGCTTTTTTCATGCCTCCGCACGGAGGCGCTGGAATCCGCACGGATGAAAGGAGCACGTCATGGCAGATGAGACCACCAACGAGGTTGCCGAGGTCGAAGAGGCGCACGTCGAAGAGACCCCGGAAATCGACTGGAAGGGCGAATCGAGGAAGTGGGAGAAGCGAGCAAAGGAAAACGCCAAAGCAGCCGAAGAGCTTGCAGCGCTCAAAGAGTCGCAGATGACCGAGCAGCAGAAGCTCGAAGCTCGCGCAGCCGAGGCGGAGGCGAAGCTCGCGGCGCTCGAAGCCGAGAAGCAGCGCACCGATGACGCGCAGGTAGTAGCGAAGGAGACGGGAGTGCCTCTCGATCTCCTGCTCTATTGCGCCGACAAGGACGCGATGGAGGCTTTTGCCGCCAAGTATGCCGCCGAAAAGCCCGAAATCCATTCCGCGCCGAGTGCTCCGAATGTGCGCCTCGTGAAAGGCGCTGACGGCAAGGTGTCCACCCGAGACACCTTTGCCCAGTTGTTTAAGGACATGATTTAGGAGGAAAAATGGCTCTTGCTACCAATCCCATCGATACCAATCGAGGCACCACCTCTCTTGCGCTCCCTGCTGAGCTCTCTCAGGAGATTTGGGCTGGCGCTGTCGAAGAGTCTGCCGTCATGCAGCTCGCCCAGCGCATCACGCTCCCCGGTCGTGGGCTCTCCATTCCCGTTGTGACCGGCGATGCCGTGGCTGACTTCGTGGCTGAGTCCACCGAAAAGGCCGTTTCCAAGCCGACGCTCGAATCCAAGATGATGACTCCCTACAAGATTGCAGTCATCGAGCTCTTCTCCGACGAGTTCCGTCGCGACATCCCTGCTCTCTATGATGAGCTCGTGCGCCGCGCTCCCGCTGCCATCGGCAAGAAGTTCGATGCCACCGTTTTCGGCGGCACCGCTCCCGGCACGGGCTTCGACACGCTGACCGGCGCTGCTGCCGTCGCTCTCGGCACCGATGCCTACGCTGGCATGGTCGGCGCTCTCTCCGCCATTGCCGTTTCGGGCGGGCGCATGAACGGCATCGCGCTCTCTGCTCAGGGCGAGGCTCTGCTTCTCGGCGCTGTTGATGCTGCCAAGAGGCCGATCTTCATCGACTCCGCAAACGATGACTCCGCCATCGGCCGAGTTCTCGGCTCCCGCGTGGTCGCTGCTCAGCAGGCTTACAAAGCCGGTGGCACCGGTCAGCCCAATGTGGTCGGCTATGCCGGTGATTGGAATGCCGCTCGCTATGGCATCGTTGACGGCATAAACATTTCTTTCTCCAACGAGGCCACCATCAACGACGGCACGAATCTCATCAACCTCTGGCAGCGCAACATGTTCGCTGTTCGCATCGAGGCCGAGGTCGGTTTCGTCACGCGCAATATCACCGCATTCGCCAAGCTCACGGATGCGACTTCGTAATGAAGCTCGTCACGCCATCCGGCGCGATTCTCGATGTGGCGGAAGAGGCCGCAGGTCGATATATGGCCTGCGGCTTTCGCCCTCTGAAAGCAGCGCCGAAGGAGGAAAAGCCTGAAAAGGCTCCCTCGAAGAAATCGACCAAAAAGAAGTAGGTGAGGCTCAATGGCTTACGCGACAGTTGCCGATCTTGAAGCTCGCTGGCGTGAGCTGACCGATGCCGAGGCTACCCAAGCTGAGACGATGCTCGAAGATGCGGCGCTCATCATCGACGCATTCGCCACCATCGACCCAGAGGACGAGGTCGCTCTCGATAGGGCGAAATATGTCAGCTGCGCGATGGTCGAGAGGGCGATGATGGCTGCTGCCTCCGATGGATTCGGGGTCAACAACATGAGCGCCACGATGGGGCCGTTTACGCAGCAAGTCACCTATGCCAACCCCAATGGTGACCTTTATCTCACCTCGACAGAGAAGAAGCTGCTCGGCATCGGCGCGAGCTTCATAACTCAGCTCCGTCCCGTGATTGGGTGGTAGCGATGCCTGTCCCGATGCTGCGGATGCCCTTCCCGCGAGTGCCAATCACCTTCTGGCTCCCGATCTACTCGAAGGACGAATACGGCAATCAGGTTGCCAGCTATCCGGAATCGAGCACCGTCACCACGATGGGGAGCTACGCTCCGAAGAATCCCGAAGAGGACATCGAGGAAGAGAGACCTCATGGGCGAATCGTCCGACTGAGGCTCTACCTCCCTAAGACTTTCGACACGGACATCACAGGAGCGAAGGTGACGCTCCAATCGGGAGATTCGGTCATCGACGCAGGCGAATACCAGGTCATTGGGGAGCCTGTCTCTTACATGAGGGCAGCTACACCCGGCGATATGAGCTGGTATGTGGAAGTAGCTGATTTCGATGGCTAGCTTCGTCTGGCGCTATGGCGTACTCAAAGAAATCGCCCAGAGCAAAGAGGTGCAAGCGGTCTGCAAGCGAGGCGCTCAGTCGGCGGCAGCTCAGGCCACGGGCATCTCCAAGCATGGCTATAAGGTCGATGTCAAGGTCGGCACATTCCGCGCTCACGCTCGCGCTACCACCTTGCCCGATGCCGGTGCGTATTGGTCTGAGGTCAGGACTCATGCGCTCAGGCACGTCAAACCAAAAATCTAAGGACATCGCATGGACGATATTGCTCTCGTGGTCGGCATTCTCGCCGACGCGCTGGATGTGCCTGTCTCGACGGAAATCCCTCCCGAGAGACCTGAGAGGCTCATCACGGTCTCGCTGTCCTCCGACGCATCGGACATGCTCTTTCATCGCCCGACGATGGCTCTCACCGTGTGGGGCTCGTCCGATAGGGATGCGCACGGATTGGCGGTCAGCGCTTGCCATGCGCTCGCCGAGGCTGCTCAGACGCATCCGCTGCTTTCGAGCGCTCAGCTTCAGACGATGTCCCGCGATGAATGGACTCGCGACGGGCAATCCCGCTATTTGGTCGAAATCGACCTAGTAATCAACGTTTAAATCGAAAGGAGGCAGAGTATGGCAGATTTCGCGAATGCCAACTCCGCTGAGAATGTCTCCACCACTCGCGGAGTGGTCGGGGGCTATTTCTTCCGCGCTCCCGTCGATGTAGCCGATCTCCCCACTGCTGCGAATTTCGCGTCGTGGACTCCTACGGATGCGTGGGTGAATCTCGGTTACATCCCCGAGGACGGCTTCACGGAGGGAGTTGAGTTCGGTGACACCACCGAGCTCCGCGACATCAATCTCGATGTCGTTGATTCCTCGATGGGCGGCGCGACCGAGACTCTGACGGTCACGCTCATGGAGATGAATGCTCGCGCTCTCGCTGCCGAGTTCGGCACCGCCAACGTCACCGACGCTGCGGGTGTCATTACTGTCAACCATGACTGGTCGAAGCTTGATGAGACCTTCGCCTATGCGATGCTGCTGGTCTTGAAGAACGGCAGGCGCTGGGTGAAGCTCATCCCCAAGGGCAAGGTCACCTCTGTCGGCGAGTTCACCGGCAATGCGACCACCGCTGCCCAGAGGCAGATTGTCCTCTCCTACATCAAGCCTGATGAGGGCGCTGCGTGCATCGATTACATCGAGTCCAACGACACGCACCTTTAGGGGCTGGCATGAAAGCCGAGGTCATCGCCTGTTTTCGAGACAAGCTCTCAGGCGAGCGCTACCGTCCCGGCATGGTCTATGACGGGAGCAAGGCTCGCATCGAAGAGCTTGCCGAGCTGGGGGTCGTTAAAGCCCCGAAGAAAAAGGCGGACAAGTGACAGGTGGCCTCCCTTCGGGGAGGCCACGTTTTTTCAGGAGGCAATGATGGCTGACAAGAAGAACACGCTCTCTTTCGAGGGCATCGAGGTCGAATACAATCCTTCCGCGCTCACTTCGTGGAAGGTGCAAAAGAAGATTGCCCAGGGAGGCTTTGCCACCTTCGAGGCGCTTGACATCATCCTCTGCGGCAAGGCCGATGAGGTGGCGGAGCAGCTTGGCGATGACATCGGCAAGATGGTCGAGCTCGCTCAGGCGCTCTCCGTCCTCTCGGCGGCATCAAAAAACTAGCAGCGCTCGCGAGCGCACGGGAGAAATACCCCGATGAGCTCCGAGCGGACATCCAGCAGACCTACTCGCTCGATATAGACGAATTCGGACTCGACGGAGATGAGACAACTCCGCCGATCCTAAGACTTGCAGCTCTGACAACGCAGCTCCCGCATGACTCGCGCATCGCTCGCGCCGAGCATCCAGAGCTCCAATGGCAGACGAGCGACTATCTGCTCCGGCAAATCGAATTTCAGCTCCGGGCGCTCATGTGGGCGCTCGGCTCCGGCAAGGGCGAAAAGCCCAAGCCTTTACCAAGCCCAGACGAAATCGCAGAGGGCAAGACGCAGGAGAGCAAAGCGAAAGAGCAGAGAAAGGCTGTCGATGCCGTTCTCGGAATGAGGTGACACCGTGGCAGAGGTCGGCAAGTA